CTAACAGTTGATCAAGTTCGCCCTGCCGGGTTTCTGCAGCCTAGCGGAACCTTTGATATTATTGCCCCAAGTTCTTCAGTAGTCAGCGCAATTAGCGGATCATAATTTTACCTCCCGAAACACAGTACATAAATAATGTGCGTGTTTTATAGGAGGTAACATGGACGGTCGTTTAAAAGCAGCCTTAGATTTTTCAAATTATAGGCAAACACTCACAATCCAGCGTAAACAGCTCAAAGAAAAAATTGATGCAAAGATGACCTACGGTCATAATGGCGGAATATTCAAGATTGACCGCTCTCTAATCAATTTTGTTCAGCTGCTAATTGACAGCGAAAGAATTGAAGAAGTTCCTTTGCTAGACTCCAACGATACTCCAATTTTAATTAAAAATATGAATGAGTTTAAAGAAGAAATACTAGATAGATATTTTACTGCTGTTTACGAATATTATGAACAGCATGAAACTTTAAAAAAATCTCGTTCTGTAGAAAAATTATTAGATTTATGAAAAAAGGATGCCTAATATTTGCACACAATAACAGACAAATTGATTACAGTCTGTTGGCTTTAATATCTGGTGGGCTTGCTAAAAAAAATTTAAGAGTTCCGATATCTTTGGTAACAGATAAATCAACAGTTGATTGGATGCATGAGTTTGGTTCTTTACCAAAAGCCGAAGAAATATTTGAAAACATAATTATTGTAGAAAGACCAGTAACAAATAATACAAGAAAATTAAGTGACGGCATGGAATCGTCAACAGTACCGTTTATCAATTCAAATAGACATTCTGTTTGGGAATTAACTCCTTATGATCGAACACTGTTGTTAGACAGCGATTTTTTAATGTTTACTGATAACTTAGGTGAGTATTGGGATGTTGATGAATCTTTGTTAATTTCACATTCCATGAACGATATAAAAGGAGACAGGGTAGGCGAATTAGATAAAAATGTTTCAGAAACCGGTGTTCATATGTATTGGGCCACTACAGTAATGTTTACAAAAAATTTAGAAACAAAATTATTTTTTGATTTGGTTGACCACATAAAAATCAATTACAAATACTACTCAGATCTTTATAGATTTAATCCCTTGCAGTTTAGGAACGATATTGCATTTTCAGTAGCTAAACACATTCTAAATGGTTATAGAGAAACAGACAACATATGTTTACCTCCAATTAATACTGTGATAGACAAAGATATTTTGTGCGATGTAAGCAATGATAAATTAACTTTTTTAATTAACGATTTATTAAATGAAGAAAAATATATAGCAGTATCTTCAAAGGATAGAGATATCCATATTATGAATAAACAAAGCATAATTAGAAACAGCAAAAAACTGTTGGAGCTAATATGAACTTTGGTTATCTAATAATAGTATCTTCAAACGATGATATAGACTATTTAAAATTAGCGTATGCACTAGCTCTTAGTATTAAAAATACTCAAAAAGATGGGTACGGTCATGTTGCATTGGTAATTGACGATACAAAAAAAATTAAAGATTTAAAAAGCTCATGGGTGTTTGATCATGTGATTGAATGGAACAAAGAAACTTTTTGGGACGGAAGGTCGTGGATGAATAAACTATCTCCTTTTGAATATACAGTTTGCCTAGATGCAGATATGTTATTCACTAGAGATTATAGTCACTGGATAGATTATTTTATAGAAAATTCTGAGCTGTATATTGCTCCTAAAGCATATACATATCGAGGAGAATTAATTACCAACGATTTTTATAGAAGAGCATTTACAGATAATTCGTTACCAAATTTATATAGTTTTTACACTTTTTTTAAACAAGATTCAAAATTAGTTGAAGAGTTTTTTTCTCTGGGTAGGTGGATTATAAAAAATCCTACAGAGTTTTCTAATCTTTATCTGTCGAACAGAAAACCAAAAGTTGTTGGCACTGACGAAGCATTTGCTCTTAGTGCTAAACTGTTAGGTATTGAAAATGAAATTAGTTATAGTTTAGAATTTCCCAAAGTAGTTCATATGAAACCAATGGTACAAAATTGGCCATGGCCCTCGAATGATTGGACTGATCATATTGGATTTTATTTAAATGTAGACGGTAATTTAAAATTAGGAAATTACCAGCAGACAGATATAGTTCATTATGTGAATAAAAATTTAATAACAGATGAAATTGTAAGTATTTTAGAGGAAATAGCATGGAAGAACTAATGGATTTTGACGAATGGATCAAAATCGCCAACGCCAACAAAATACAATACTGGGCAAAATATGATCTCGACAACGGAAAAGTTCTTGGAATATATCCAGGATCATCTGCAGATACAATAAAAAATAAGATAGAAATTGATCAAGAGACTGCTGAATCAATAAATGACGGAACAACTTCTATTTTTAATTGCCATGTAGATTTAGAATCCGGCAATTTAGAAATTATAGAAATAAAATCATTAACAAGCATTGACGATGTATTACACAGAGTAGTGGACGCAAAATGGTCTAACATCACGGATGCAGACATTTACATAACAAATAATAATAATACCATTTCTATAATTTTAAACGAAAAGTATAGGAAAGGAAAACGCATTTTTTGGAATGGAGAAACTGAAATGAATTTTTTTATTACAGATTACAATGATCCAAATATTTTGCACAACATGTTTACAGTAAAACTCAGTAAATTAATCGAAGAAAATTTTTCAATTGAAATTGATTCTCCTAAAAAATTTAGCGTTTACACTAGACGACTTTTTAAAAAATATATTTTTATAAATGAAAACAATTGAACTTGACATAGTTTTTTTAAGCTACGACGAACCCAATGCAGACCTACACTATGCAGATCTGTGTGCCAAAGTTCCATGGGCCAAACGTGTACACGGCGTAAAAGGATCAGATGCAGCTCATAAGCGGGCCGCAGAATTGTCGGAAACAGACTGGGTAATTACCGTGGATGCTGACAACATTGTAGATTCTAAATTTTTTAATGTTGAAATAGACACCACTGATCCAAAGATTCAAGTATACAGCTGGTTAGGAAGAAACAGATTAAATGGGTTGCTCTATGGTAACGGTGGATTAAAAATTTGGCGAAAAGATTTTATTCTTAACATGAAAACTCACGAAGCTAGTGAGAGTGAACGAGCCCAGGTTGATTTTTGTTGGGAAGATGGATATCGTCAATTCAAAGAATGTTATAGTGAAACTGTAATTACAGGATCACCGTTCCAAGCATGGCGAGCAGGATTCCGTGAAGGTGTTAAAATGACATTGTTTGACGGTATCAAAGTTCCTCCTATGGAAATTAAAGAACGTATATGGTGGCATAATATTCATAGACTGCGCATGTGGTCAACTGTTGGAACTCACGAAGAAAATGGAATTTATGCAGTTTATGGTGCTAGACTAGGAACATGGATGGCAAATTGCACTGAATGGAATTATGTTGATGTTCGAGATTTTGAAATACTTAGAGACATATGGAATCAATACGGTAAACCATATGAAGATGTAAACAATACTGGTCTAGTAGACGAAATTAAAAATTTAGGCGAAAAAATAAAAATGGGTCTAGGATTAGACTGGCCTTGGCTAGACGCTCGCTACAGCAAGTACACATTGGATCTTTATATAGAAACAATGAATTTATCTAATACCTATTTAAAAAATGTATGATATTTTTCTTGTAAGCAAATCTGCAGTATGTAACAACTACTGGCAAACTTTTAAAAAAAGATATCCACGATCACAAAAAATAGACAACGTAACATCTTTTGATCAAATAAAATCAAAAGCATTTACAAAGTTTTTTTGGGTAGTTTGGGAAGATTTGTTAGTTGATGAATCTTTTGATTTTTCTTATAAAGTGTCTCAATGGGATAATAATTACATTCATGTATATAAAAATGGTGAATTTTTTGACGGTGTTTATTTAATTTCTAAAACAGCTAATATTAGCCAACGAGAATTTGAGAACAGATTTTTTGTCAACGGAAAAAAAGAAATAGATATTGTAGCATCGCATCCTAAACCATATGATATATATTACATAGACACCTATGATGAATACTTAAATGCTATAGAAACTGCAACAACTGATATGTTTTGGGTAGTATGGAAAGAAGTGGTTGTAAATTCTAAATTTAAATTTGATTTTAAAGTTCCTAAGTATGAACAACATATTCCTCACGTATTTAAAAACGGAAAGTTCTTTGATGGCATTTGTATTTTTCCAAGAACAGTTAAAGTCACTCAACGAGAATTTGAGAACAGATTTTATGTAGAAAAAAAAGAAATAGATATAGTTGCATCGATTCCTCGAATATTTGATATATTTTTTATTTCGTACAATGAATCTAATGCAGATGAAAATTATAAAGCACTGTTAACAAAAGTTCCATTTGCTAAAAGAATACACGGTGTAAAAGGAATACATCAAGCACACTTACAAGCAGCCAAAGAATCTACATCAGAAATGTTTTGGATAGTTGATGGAGATGCACAAGTATTAGAAGATTTTGAATTTACAGTGCCGCAAATTCCCTATTACAATTTGCAAGAAAGAAATCACTTTAACGAAACTGTACATGTATGGAAAAGTCAAAATCCTATAAACAATTTAACATATGGGTATGGTGGTATTAAACTGTTTCCTAAAAAATTAACACTGAACATGGATCTAACAAAACCAGACATGACAACTTCTATAAGTAACAACTTTAAAGTTATGCCCACGGTTAGCAATATTACACAATTTAATACTGATCCTTTTACCACATGGAGAAGTGCATTTAGAGAATGTGTAAAATTATCTAGTAATGTGATTGATAGATATTATGATAAGGAAACTGATCATAGATTACAAATTTGGTGTACAGAAGGAATAGAAAACAAATACGGAGAATATGCTATAGACGGTGCGATAGAAGGGAAAAAATACGGAGAAAACAATATAGGAAATTTACAAGCATTATCTAAAATTAACGATTTTGATTGGCTTAA